AAGACCGCGTATTGGTAGCCAGCGCAGTCAATGGTGGCTCCAGCGGCAACAGCTCCGACCGCGTAATCCTCGGGATCGAGGGCTTTCACGAACTTGCTTGAGGAGAATCCGTCAGACATTTCTAGTTCCTCCTAGGATCAAAGACCGGTGGACAGGTTGAGGTTGTTCTCGATGCAGAACGCGCCCGGCTGGGTCACGATCACATCCATGTCCATGTAGGCCACGATGTGCGTCTGGCGCTTGCTGAGAGCGTCGTCGGCGACATTGGAAGCCTCGACGGAGAGGTTGCCCCACTGAGCGAGGATCGCCTTCTCCCAGTTGCCGAAGATGATCTCTCCGGTCGTACCGCCAGAGCCCGAGTTGAGCTGGGTCGAGGTGCGGAAGTTGTAGCCCAGGATCTGCTGCTCGGCAGCGGCAGAGAACACGCGAGCGGCGACATTGATGTCGGTGCCACCGTTGTTCACCTGCATCTGACGAAGCGCCCGCATGGCCCGCGGGTGGAGACACCAGCCAAGAGCGCCAGCGCCCTCGAGGCCGTTGGCCTCGGCGACCAGGCCCTCGAGCTCGAGGAGATCCTTGTAGGCCCCAGTGCCGGTCCAGGTGCCCGCACCACCGAGGTCGTTGACCCCAGTGGTGTTCAGGATGCCGGTCGGCTGACCCGCAGCGCCGGTGCCCTTGAGGATCCACTGGTTCATCGTCAGCGCGATCTCCTCCGCCATGCGGCGACGGATGAACGCCTCAGCGCCGGTGCCCATCGACAGGAAGCGACGGCTGGCCTTGATGTACGACTGCGCGGTGTGCGGAGTCGCGATCAGGGAACCGAACGCCATGTCGGCAGCGGTGTTGGCGGTGTTCTCCGCAACGGGATCGACCGTCGGCGAGGTGGTTTCGGTCGGGATCTCGACCGGGGAACCCATCGCCTGGAGCTCGGTCACGCCCAGCTCCATCGCCACGACACGAGGACGCAGCAGAGGGATGATCTCCTCGTCGAAGACCTGGGTCGGAACCAGGAAGCCACCGGCGGTGTCGGGCGTGGTGCCCATGTCGCGGATCTCCTCCGACATGGCCCACTCCATCGGAGCCTCGCGCTCGTAGGCGTGAGGACCCTTGGCAAGGGCTCGGAAGACCCGGCCCATGTTGTAGCTCTCGCCGTCGTGAGTCTCCTCAGCGCCGGGGAGGTCGTGAGACGGACGCTGGATGGAGTCCATCCGCGCCTCGAACGAGGCCAGGCGCTCGTTCATCACCTTCTGGGCCTCGTCCACGCTGGACAGGCCACGCTGCACGGCGTTCGAGAGAGCCTCCTCGAGGGTCTTCTCGAACTCCGCACGCTTCTCGCTGTGGTCAGACATTGAAGTCCTTGGGGTTTGAGTGTCGGAAGCCTCAGAAGGCTTCCAGGTAAAGGTCAAACAGGTCGGGCTGCTCGTTGCGGGCAACGATGCCCGTGTCCTCCTCGCCCTGGGAAAGAGAAAGACCCTCGAGCTGCGCGATGCGCTTCTCGAGGTGCGCGTTGATGAGCTCGAGCCGCTCGATCGCATCGACCAGGCGCTCGACCTCGACGGAGGTGGAGGCCGACTCCCCCTGGTCGCCGGCCTCCGATCTCTCCGACTTAGCATCCTCCTTGCGAAGGGTGCTGAACTTGTGACCGACGAGCGTGTCCGTCGGCTCGTGGTCCTCGTCGTGCAGACGGATCAGAGCAGCCGGGTCGTCCGCGGTGCCCGTGATCTTGAAGTCCGTGTCCGGGACATCGACCACGCCGTCGCGCTCGATGCGCTCGACATCGCCGTAGGCACGACCGCCGCTCGAGTTCCACGACACATGGTCGCCGACCTTGAGCTCGTCGGGCTCCGCACGGAAGCCAGACCAGAACTGGCGAGCCTCGATCTGCTGCCCGAGGTACTCGTGGCGGAACTCGGCGACGAGCTCGCGGTCGTAGCGGCCAGCCTCGATGGCCTCGCGCAGGAACGCCTCGACACCATCGGCGTCGGCAGCACGCATCTTCACCGCGTCGGGGTCCATGCCCACCGGCACCGCGCTGAACTCGACAAGCTGCGCCCGCTCGATGATCGAGGAAAACTCGTTCACATTCGCGATGCTCTTCATCTCGCGCTCCGTCGGCTTGCGAGCCTGGAGCACATTGAAGCCGACAGATCCGCCAGGCATGAAGCCCGCCTCAACCATGTCGTGGATCATGTCGTTGAACTCCGAGATCCCCTCAGGAGTGAACTCGGCGTCGCCGGCGAGCACTCGACCGTAGGGCATCTGGTCCTTCTTGACCTTGTTCATGCGGCCAAGGGGAGGACGGTTCTCGGCGACATTGTGGCCGAACAGGAACGGCTGCTGGCGCTTCTTGAAGTCCTCGAGCTCCCAGCCGCTGACCTTCACCACATCGCGGAAGAAGCCCACCGCGTTCTCGGTGCTCATCACATAGCGGTAGGTCCGGTCGCCCTGAGCCTCGGGCTTGTCCTTCATCGCCCGGCGATGCGTGATGCCCTCGCCGACCCGCATCTTGCGGAAGTCATCCGGGTCGATGTTCAGCGACCGAAGGTCGTCGAGCGTGAGCTCGCCGGCCTCCAGCTTCGTCTTGGCTTCTTGGAACTTGCTCATCACTCAGGCTGGGCGTACTCGGCCGCGAAGAAGCGGCAGCGACAGTTGACGACCTCGGCAGCGTTCGCCGCCTGCGGGTCTTGAGGGAATCGGAGCCCGTTGGCGAAGGTCGAGCCAATCTCGATCGTGTCGCCGTCCAGGGCCATGTGCGAAGGGCGCACCGCCTCGTCCTTGGCAGAGCTCCAGCGGATCTTGGTCACGCCGCTGCGCTGGTACTGCGCGTAGCGAGCGGTGTTGGAGGCGATGCCCGTCTCCGTCTGGACGATGGTCGCGGCTCGAGCCTCCTTGGTCCCGAAGACCTGGCGGAGCTCGTCGGTCAGCGCCGGCAGCTCGTCCTTCACCAGCTCGCGCAGGCTCTTCGCAGCGTTGGCATCGGAGAGGCCCTTGGCGAGGACATTCTTGACCCGGTTCGACAGCCTCGAGGTCACGCCCTCGACGAGCCGCGTCTTCTGCGAGGTCAGCGCCTCGATGACGCTGGCGTCGCTCATCGTCAGAAGGCTGCCGCCGACCTCACCGTGCGCCTCGGCGATGGCCTGAGCCCAGACCTCGCGGAGAGCCGTGCGGACCTCGCGCTCGAGCGCAGCAGCCCAGACCGAGTTCTCGAGGAGCAGAGCATCGAACGCCTCATCGCTGATGCCCTGGGGATCGAAGACCTCATCGACGACATCCCGCAGATGCTCGGCGATCGTCGCCCGGCCACCGTTGGCGATCTTGCGGAGGTGCGCGAGCTGCGCCGTCTCGTATCGCTCGAACCAGCGGGCGACGCGCTTCGTGAACGGCTCGAGGAGCTCCTCGATCGCCGGGGAGAACTCTCGGCGCTGGGCCGTCTCACCGCAGCGGCAGGACTTCTCGCACATGTCGATCGCCACCGCGACGACCTGATCGTTCTGCCACTCCGGGTTCTCGTCCGCGATCTCGCTGATCTTGCGGTCGAGGCAGTCCCGACGCGACTCGCCGGCCTGGCGGCACGGAGGGCTGCGGAGCTCCTCGGGCTGCGGATCGCCGTCCTCCGAGCGCAGCGACCTCGAGCCCTTGCCCGGATCGAAGGCCCAGTTCTTGAGGCTGATGTCGCGCTTCGAGGGGCAGCCCTTGACCGCCGGCTCTCCCTGCTCCATGCCCTTCATGCGAGCGATGAAGGAGATCGTGCGCTTGGCGTCCTTGATCTCCTTGGAGCCCCAGTCGCCCTTCTTCTTGCGGAGCAGGTTGAGGTTCCGGTCGATCACGGCCCGGGAATCGACGCTCGCCTTGCGGCTGCACTCGTTCTCCGCCCACCGCTCGAGCTCCGAGGCGCTCATGTTCACCGACTCGCGCCAGGAGCCGTACACCTCGTCGAACTCATCCTCGGCGCGACGACGCTCGAGGATGTCGGCCATGCGCTCCGCAGTGTCCTCGGGCTGCTCGCTGCCGAGCTCCGTGAGGCCCATCGCGACCCACTTCCGGTCGCCCTCCTCGAAGGGATCGACCTCGACGCCGAGGCGCTGGAGCATCTCGTTCGCCGTGATGCCGACGCCCGTGGCCGCGATCTCCGAGGCGATCTTGAGCTTGTCGCTCACATCCTCCTGGAGGACCTCGACCTGCCCGCTGTCGAACACCGGCACCAGTTCGCTGACGCCAGGCAGCACGCGCTCGAGGCGCGGCAGCAACTTGTATTCGAGCACATCCGCCGTCATCTCCGCGAGCGACAGGATCCCGTTCGGACCCGTCCACATCTCACGGTGAGCGGTCTGGACATTGTTGTAGGTCGCAGCGTCGTAGATCCCGACCACCGGCCCAGGGACGCCGAGCGCGGACAGGATCGAGTCCCGGAGCCAGGAGCTCAGGTTCTCGTAGGCCATGTCCGACGGCTTGACCGGGTTCGGCATGAACTTGGCCCCGCGGTCCAGGACCTTGATCCGGCGAGCGTTCTCGGCGTTTCCGAACTCGTCCTCGGCTGCCGCCTGCCGGCGCTCGAGCTCGTCGATCCCGAGCTTCTCCTCGAAGATCAGGAAGCCGCCCGGGTCGCCGTTGTTCCGCACCGCTCCGTCCATGTAACGGAACGCCTGGAAGTAGAGATCGACCTCGCGCATCACCGCCCGGACATCGCCGAGGCCGCGCACGAGGTTGTAGGGGTCGTAGTCCCGGAACTGGATGACCGCGGCCTCCGGCCAGGTCAGGCTCTCGCCGCCGCGCTTGACGCTGTAGCGGAAGGCCACCGGCCAGCCGGACTTGCCGACCCGGTGCTCCACGAGCTCGCCGCGGACCGGGATGATCTGCGCCGGCATCTCGAGGAGCTGCTGGCTCGTCTCATCGACGCGCACCGGCAGGCCCTGCTCGTTCGCCAGGAACCAGAAGGACTCGCCGTCCAGCTTGTAGTTCGTCGCGTGAGACTGCCAGAGCTCCCGGCCCGTCATGTGACGGTTCGGGCGAGCGATGAGCCGCAGGATCGGGTGATCCTCGAGCTCCTGGCTGCCGTCGGCGCTCGGGTCGCCGGAGAACATCCGGAGCTGGAGCCGCTGGAACCCGCTCGAGATCGCCTTGATCGCCGACCGGACCCAGACATTCTCCTCGTAGGGGCGCTCGCTCGTCTCGCGCTGGTCGAGGGTCGTCGAGAGCGACAGGATCTTCGGCGAGTCGAATCCGCCGGCCCGGACATTGACCGCAGGGTAGTCGCCCGAGATCGCCCGACCGTCCTCCGCGAAGTACCGACCGCCGCCCGCGAACATCGACGGATCAGGCAGCAGCAGCCCATCGCTGCCGGCGACGGACTTGACGCGCATCCCGGCACGGGCGCTTAGGGAACGCGCACGAGTCGTGCGGCTCCACTCTTGATGGGCTCGGGTCAAACGGGGAAGATCTCCGTAGGGAGATCCTCGCGATCAAGCGGCCCTATTTCGAGGGACCTCAAAATGATGGAGTGGGAACGACGACCAGGCAGGCGGAGACTCGGCAGGCGAAGGGTCCGGGAGCATGTCGTGAAGATCCGGCTCTCGCTGGACGACATCCAGGCCATCGCGCCGAACCTCGAGGGCAGCGCCCTAGCCTCGTGGATCCGAGAGGCTGCGCTCCGAAGAGCGAAGGGTGAGGCCCCGCCGAGCCACGGGGGAACAGACTCCCATCCCTAGGAGAATGGAGACTCGGCAGGACCTCGAGTTCTACGCCGGGGCCAGCTCGGTCCAGAGCTCCGCCGCTCGCAGGAAGTCCGCAGCGACGGTGCGCTCCACCTGGTCCCGAGGCTTCTCGAGCCGGATCACCGCCGGTCTGCCCTGCCTCGGGTTGACGGCCAGCCGACCGTCCTTCGTCATGCGCCAGGCGATGAGCCCGGTGCTCGTGTCGGCCACGGCCCAGTAGGACTTGGCCCAGTAGACCTCGCAGATCTCTGTCTGCCGGAACTGCTTGAGCTTGTTCTCTTGAGGGCTCATCTGTCGGGCTCTTCCGGCTCTGGCTTGAAGAAGTAATCGCCGCGGGCGTCAAGCTGGTTGCAGCTTGGGCATCGGCGGGTTGACCACTCAAGGCTGTAGATGCGCTCCTGTGCAGCGCAGCAGGGACAGATGATCACGAGGCCGCGATCGTCGATCTTGGTGTTCCTGTTGATGAAGTGGGCTTCGTCGAATAGGGGTAGTTTCACTTGGTCGCTCCTGAGATCCTGTTCCGCCATGCGGTCACATTTTTGAACCAGTGCCTGTTGAGGCCCTGGGGGTCGTTGTCTGCCCCGACGGGGCAGTATCGCTTGCCAAGATAAGCGATGAAATCACCGGGGCGTCCAGCCTTAGTCCAGCGATCGTAGGTCTTCTGCACCGTCGCCGCGCACCAGCCAGCCTGCGTCCGATAGGACTTGCCGAGGGCCTTGGGATGCAGCACCCCGTACTCGCGCCCAGCGCGTCCGTTCTCAGCGTGACGGATAGCCGCCACAATCGGGGCCAGCTTGGCCCGTAGCTCCGGGCG